AATATTTACAGCCTGACCGTGATATCCCGCAGCCGACGCCTCCGCTAACGTGTTAAACGTAGGGGTCGAAGATGTAGAGGAACTGGTTGTCGTAGTAGTCGTACTAGAAGAGGAGCGGTTACTGCTACTACTGCTGTTGTCATTCGAACTACTGCTAGAACTACTGCTGTCACCCTTAAAGGTCCGAGGATCAAGGACCACCAAAAACGGATTCCATAGGCTGTATCTACTCATTTCAGACCTTTCTCACAAAGTATGAGCCTACGTTGTCATACCCGCGCTTGCTCAATATCCCGTTAAAAACCTCCGGCTCCAACTTCGATGTCTGACCTATCCGTATGTCAGTTACACCCAAATCCTCCGCCCAAGACTCAAACAATCCCAATAACTGAAGACCGACCCGCGATCCTCGCTTCTCCGGTATAACATACCACAAACTGTCTACAGCAACCAAGTCCCGACTGAAAAAGTACGGATGCGCTATGCCAGCAAACACCCCAACAGGCCGATCACCCTCCCACGCCATCCAAAACGCGTGGTTGTCCTTATGCGTATACTGCTCCGCATTATAAACCAAATAATCTAAGTCTAACTCCAAATGACTATGCGCACTCTCCGCATGTGCCATCTTGCCCAACTCAATAACCGCATGGATAATCTCAGGCCGGAACTCCCTTACAAGCTCAAACTCAACCTCTTGCTGCTTCTCTAAAGCTAATCCCATTAACCCTTCCGATCTACTCCACCAGGCGTACTATACGCCTTGATCATACCCAAGCCAGGAATTCCAGCACCACTCAACGGACTCATCCGACTGCTGCTTCCATAACGACCACCAGGTGGACTCACATTACCCAAAGGCTTCGCACTCTTCAATCCACCACCCATCAACGCAGCAATACCCTTCGCAATCTCCGCTTGACCAGCCTTGTCTTCAGCCTGTGCAGGGTTCGTGGTCCGAGGTGCCTGCTTCGACGGTCTCGTACCTGTAGCCTCGGCACTCCGCTCTTGGCCCGAGAACCTTTGACCATAGTCCCGCAAACTTGTGCCGTTCGAATCCTCCGGATTATACTCCCCGCCAGTCTCCAAAAACTTACGCATCCCAGACTTACCACCCAAATGCGCCATGCCCAACATAGACTGCGGAGTTACCTTCACACCACCAACAACCTGACCAATATATCGATCCAACTCATTCGCAGCAACATAGTCCAATATGTCACCCTCATGCCACCGCTGAACTCGCTCCTGTAACGCAGGGTTCTTGCGAAACTCATCCATGCTGAACTTCTGACCAGTCGCATTCATGTAATCAGCCAAACGAGCCGGACCAAACTGATATTTCCCAGTATACCCCTCGCGGTTCACAACGTCATAACGTCCCCCGCTCTCTCTCCGACCAAGACTCTCTCTAAAATCCATTAACATAGCTCCAAGGTTCATGGACCACTGTACAATAAACCCAAATGAAAATACACCCGCGATTTTTAGAGGGGCTAGGGAACCTAGTTGTTGTTTGGTTGTTGCCCAATGGAATTACCCCCGAATGAATTTACAAAACTAATATATACAGCGCGTGTGAACGCGCACCGCCCCCAAATATAGGGGGTGCCCCCTCGCGCGATGCGCGATCTGTGCCGCAATGCGGCGAAGTTACCCCCGCGCGGGATTAGGATCATGCTGCATTGCAGCGTAAAATAATTTGATTAATTGTCGTTTTATTGTTGTTTGGTTGTTGACATTGTCGAAAATATCATTACCTTGTTACTTGTAACAAGCGTTACAGTTCATCAATACGAAAGGAAAGATTATGAACAGAGAAGAAACACTAGGCCAGATCGCCACACTCGAAGCTCAAATCAAAGAGCTTACAGCACAGCGCAACACGCTACGCGACGAAGCGATCATGAACGGCTGGGCAACATGGACATTCACTGTCCGCATGCAAGCCCCATCACTATCATGGTGGAAAGAGAACCGCCCGACAGTCTGGAAAAAATACGCAACACAGACCACGGTCAAAAAGTTCACAATCGCTTAATCAATAGGGGGCGAAAGCCCCCACCCACTACGAAAGGAAAGAATATGAAACAGCACTTTGAAGACTTCCAAACAAACGACATGTTTTCAACACCCGAGAGCATGAAAGCATTACGCAACTATCTAGAAAAGTTTAGCGGTCCAGAGGCCGTGATCGCTCAGACATGCGCGATGCTGATGTATAACTATATCGTGGCAAATTATCACCTTACCAAGAAATAAACACTTGTAGCCCAGCAACAACTGGGCTACACTCAACTTGTTCAATAAGAAAGGAAAGAACATGCCTAGAACTACATTCGGTAAAACACGTAAAGCAGACCAACCATACGCGGTATATACCAGCCCATATGGGTGGACATGGAAAGTCCTAAAGACTTACAAGCATTCCAGCGCAGAACGCGATGACCCGTATGCCCGTTGGTATGTAGCAGCAACATCGCCCCACATGCCCGATGGATCATATGAGATGGGCGATACCTATGCCCGTGAAGTCACACGCAACGGCGCACTGATCGACGCGGATCCAGAATGGATGGATGAGTACGGCGCACCCGTTATTGGTTAATCAAACCCCGCCCCCACCGCTCCGATATATGAGGTCTACGCGGTGGGGGCTTTTCTATACGAAAGGAAAGAATATGTACAACCTAACCAGACCATGCAGTTGCTGCAACGACCTAAAGGTATTAGGGGATAATGAGTTTTGGATAAGAGCAAAGCCCGAAGGCGGACATGAAACATGGGCATACTGCAACTACTGTTTGTCACGCTATCATTTGGACGGGACAAACGAGATCAAACATGATGACGATTACCCCTGTAATTACTGCACCCATCCCGATGACCTGGCGGTGATCCAAAAATGGCGTGAAGCAAACGCCGCATAAAGAACCCCTAGCCCAGGGTTATGGGCACTCCTTTCGTTGATCCCCTGCGGGCGCAAGCCCGCAGGGTTTTTTGTCAAGCCGCAGGGCCGCAGGACCGCAGAGATTTTTTATAGATTAATTGTTGACTGGTTGTTGGATCCATGCTATCAAGGTGTCAGAAGCAATGGTGCTTCGTTAATGATTACGCAAGGAGTTTAAAATGCAAAAATCATATGTTCTAGAAAACACAATGCAGGTCAAGATCGATGTGGATCTTGGTGAGATCAGCGAATTGATCGAGGCATTGGATGAGTTGGTCAACAACGATACGTCCAACAACTGGAAAGCAAAAGGTCTTGCATCCAAATTGAAAGCACTGCGCCGCGCGACTGTCGAAGAAGCGAAGCGCGAATTTGAAAACATGTTAGATCGAGTATAAGGGAGAGGGGGCTTCGGCCCCCTATTTTACATGACCACGTACAACAAAGACGCGGTTGACCAGGCGATCAAAACGTCCAGGCAACCAATCTCCAAGAAAGAAGCAAAGTTAATTCACGCAATCTTGAAAGGAAGAAAGTAAACCAGGGGGCCACGCGGCCCCCTCTTTAATATAGAGCGGCGGGGCCGCAGGGCCGCAGGGCCGCAGGGCCGCAGGGCCGCAGGGCCGCAGAGTTTAGAAAACTTTTTACTTGTTCTTTGGTTGTGCCTGGCGTACAATCAAACCGTTAACTAGAAAGGATTACACTATGAAACACGCGATTATCTACAACGGGCCAAGCCTATTGGATGGTCAACCAATCGTGGTTATTGCCACGTATTCAAACCGCAACACCAAGACGGGCCACGTTGTGCAAACCTACATATTGCGCAGCGATATCAACCCGCTTGAAGCCAGCAAGACTGGCGCAGACTATTCTATTTGTGGCAACTGCCCAATGCGCGGCGAAGTTACCACAGATCCAAACCGCAAGATTGCCAAGGGCCGCAAGTGTTACGTTAACCTTGGGCAAGGCGTTTTGATTGTATTTAAATCATTCTTGCGCGGCGTATATAAAGAGGCCCTAGTAGTAGAGGGCGACGGGTTCAAGATCAATCAAATAAAAGACATGGGCCGCGGTCGTTTCGTACGCGTCGGAACGTACGGGGACCCCGCCGCAGTACCGTCCGAAGTGTGGGACGATTTGCTAGCCGAGTGTGAAACATGGACAGCCTACACACACCAACGCCCTTGGCGTCCAGACATTGCAATGCAATCTGTTGACAGCCACGCGCAAGCGGTCGCGCATTGGGAAGCAGGAAACCGCACATTCCGAGTGATCGCAAACCTTGGGCAGATCGACCACGCAAACGAAGCACTATGTCCCGCATCAAAAGAGGCAGGGCGTCGAGTCCAATGCACCGCATGCAAATTGTGCAAGGGATCCAGCAAAGCCAAGTCAATCGCAATCGTCGAACACTAGGACAGAGGGCCACGGCCCTCTTTTCTTTTGCCTTGTCCCCTGGCACATGACCGGATAAGATAAAACTACGAGGCCGCAGGGTCGCAGGGCCGCAGGGCCGCAGAGTATATAGCCTCCAAACGAGGCCGCAGGGCGCAGAACAAAGACGCAGGGTCCTCGAACCTCGCACCTTGGGCCGCAGACATACCGCCCATGATCAAATCAGGCCCCTGATCCCCTCCAAATAAAACTATATCCTTCGTAGAGAGGTCCTTTACCAAGAAGAAATTGGCCCCACCTCGGGCAAAATACGCCATATTCCAAGCGACTTGATGAGGCGACACTTTTACTGCGTTACTTTTAGCTACTTTCAATTCCATCCAAAAGGGTAGGCCATCCCATACCATATGGACATCGGGTACACCTCCGCCGTGCTTGTTCTCAATCCTCGTTGCGAAGCACTTCTTCGGTAAGTTCTGGCGTATCTGGTTCCAGAAGTTCGCCTCGGGTCCCCTGCTCATCTGTTATATCCTTATAGCTGCCCTCAATCTGGAACGCTTGCGGATATTGTTTTTGTAATGCAGCAAGTCGCGCCGTGATTTCATCTCTCGATAGTTGGTCTATCGTATTAATCGTCTCGCGTCTATCGATAGTCAAACCACCGAGGGCTGACCGTATCTTTTCAGCGTTGATTGCAGCAGAAAATTGCCCTGCCTCCTCGGCCCCGCGCGATAGCTGATGCAGTCTTTCAAGCTGACCGATGGTGGACACACCATACCGCCGCTCTCGTTCCTGTCGTAACTCTTGGATGTATTCCACAACATGCGGATAGTCTCTGCCGTTTAGCAGAACAGATGCCTGTTTACCCGCAAGGTCCTGTGCATATCCCGCAAGTCTGGCACACTCCGCATTCGAATAGATACCCTCG